CTTTGGAACCCCAGATCTGTTGGGATATCACGAAAATTGTGGATTTTTTATGGTTGAGCTTAAGGTTGTGACAGGCAATAAAATACACTTTTCACCACACCAAAAACTGTTTCACTTAACTCGTACAAAACGTAATTTTATCTTGGCCCAACAGGGCTCTCCTAGCCGTATAAATCTATACGGGAGCAGCTCGCTCCCCGATCTGCTTGCAGACTATAAGTCTACTCAGCCTCTGGCTTCTGATGATTGGGATCACATTCAGCGCTTGTTGATCCGCGCTCCGCTTGATTCCTAGCTTGCTCGCTCGCTCGCTTGTCCGCTTGTTCCTTCTCAAACTGCTTGCGGATCCGCTTGAGCTCTGCGTAATATTTTGGATGATACCAGGGCACTTTAGACTCATTCTAAACTAGTGTTTACCATATGCAATGTTTTTAACTTCAGGATTCCAACAAGCTCTACAGCTCCCACACTGGCCCGCGTTGTCCGGAGCGGGACAGGTTCTAGATCCAGGCGCTGTTGTAACTGTTGAAGTATGCGGCCAGCTCTTCACGGCCTCCTGGTCAATCATAGTACCAGAGAATCTTATAACAAGATTTGAAGGCGCGCGCTCAATCCATCTTTTGGTCCACGCTTCGCGCGTTGGCATCCAGTGCTTAACTGAAGGCGTTCTCCTGCAAACTTCAAAAATTTTTGCAAGGTGTTTTAAGTCCTGTACGTCTCCTGCATCGTGCCATCTAAAAAAACCTATTTTTTTAACAGCTTCGCTGTTTATCTTAGCAGCCATTGCGGTGACCCATAAAGGATGGCGTATTGATTTTAATCTTTTATATTGCGATTCACGTATAGCGGGAAATCTTGTATAGTTCCCCTTCATTGCATAACAGCCGCTGCAAACAGAGCCTGGAATTTTTACAAGCTTCGCGCCTGTTTTACATTCCCACGCTGGCAGCCCGTAAGCGTAACCAGGCATTTTGTCTGGCTTCGATAATGATATTATAATTTTATTTGCTTCTTTTATTTTCATTTTATCCTTTCTTATAAAGTCCCATATATAGCTTGCTTGCTCGCTTGTCAACTGTTTAATTTTTTTTTCTGCTCGTGGCCTGTGGGCCCACCCTCCCCCCGCTTCGCGAGCTTGCGCTCGCGCATCGGTTGAAAAGATAATTTGACCAGTGAGATTGAGGCCGGCGTGCTTTATTTTAATAGCTCGAGCGACAGGCCTATCACCGTATCCGGTGCTCACTGATCCCAGATCCTACCGGCCGAAAGGTCCATTGTCGGCACAAGTGTATCCACCTGATAGGATCAGGGATCAGTTCTGGTTGGCGTGGGCTTTCGTCCAACTTTGCCACAACCAGAAGTTGTCCCTATTTATTAACTATTTCTAGTTATAAATTCTTCAGTTAATTTTTCTGCCTCCTCTTCAATTTCTGTATCTGTTTTTGAAAATTGAGCATCACCCATTTGATCAACAGCTAGAAAATATTTATTATATAAGTCATCTAAAATATTTTCATATGTTGATTCTTTAATATATTTTAAATCCATTATGCGACTTCCTCTGTTAAAATCAAAGCTGGATTTTCTTGTGCTGGAACAATAAAGTGCATTACATATTCATCATTTTCTAAAAGACTTAAAGCAGATAGAAATTGATTTGCCTCTTTAATTGTCTTTGCCCATTTCTCAATTCTATAATTGGGCTCGCTGTTTTTGTACTGATATTTTCTTATTATTAAGTATATCATTTTATTATCCTTTCTTTTATTAATATAATCACACTAACAGAAAATCCCACACTTAACAATAGCCAAAGTGTCGCAGACTATATCTTGTGTCAAGGAAAATCTGGGACACTATGACCAAAATGGGTTCAACTATAAGTTGTGCTTGTGAACTTGGGGCCCACCCTCCCCTAAAAAAAATAAATTTTTTTAATCTTTTTATTTGACAAGTTAATTTAGTTATGGTAGTTTATGGGATATGTATAACTCTAACAGAAAGGATAACAATGAGTAGAATACGAATGAATACTGAATTTAGAAATAAGATTTTAAATCGGTATGTTGAAAGCGCAGAAAAAGAAAATACCCAAGAACGAGAGGCATATCTTGGCGCAAGGGAAAAAGTGGACCAGATATATCCACAAGTTTTTAGGATTGCAAAAGAGGTAGTTGAAACTGCATATCCAAAAGATGATGTGGACTTATGTAAATCTCTTAAAAGAAAATATGGCGAACCTTTAGATGTTGTTGCAAAAGATAAATGTTTTTATTTTTCTTATGCAAAAGAAAATCTAGAAGAAGATGAAGATGAAAGGGACAGAAATGTATCTGAACATTTTGATTTTGGTCTTTATGGTGGATTAAGTGATAGCTCTTATGGTACTGAAAACGAGGCAAAGAAATTTGCTTATGCTTATTATCGTGAA